CTTCCGATCTATGTGCTTACTGGGTCTTTTCCTTCTTCATACATACAAGCGAAGATTTTTCCAACTGTTCTAACATCAATTGAAGGATCTCTTTGTAATCTTATTTCTTCTGCTGTTGGACCATAAACTGTTTGTCCTAATGTTTCATTTGGAATCATAACAAATTTATTTTCTGGGAAATATCTATGTTTTGTATATGTTCCATTTGCATTTAATTTTCTATATTTTCTATCATATGTATAAATGCTTGGTAATCCTAAAGAATTTAAATATGTGTTTAATTCTCCAACACTTGCTATTCTTGTACTATCTTTTCCAAATAAAGCATTTACAACATTTTTATTTGATAAAATTTTAGCAAGAATTGTATTTGAAGTTATTACTCTTCCTGGCATTTGATCTAATTTGTTGGCCCATGCAATCATATCATTGATTGGATTAGCTGTATCAGATGACCAATCAACATTTGTAACTTTATTTTCAGTTGGTACACCATAATCAATAGTTGCATTTAATTCATTTTCATCTAATGTTATAACACCATTTGCAATAACATCCATTCTCATTTTTTCTACTCTTGCTCTTACTGATTCAATTAAATTATCGAAATCATTATAAACATCTTTCATTAATGCTTGTCTTTCAGCATCATTTCTTGGACTTTCTAATGCAATTATTTCTTTTTCTTTTAATTGCATTTTTCTTTTAATTAAAGCTAATTCAATTGCTTTTTTCTCTGCTTCTCTTTGTCCAATTTCTGACTCTGTATCGAATCCATGAACAGAAGCAATTACTGGTGTCTTGCTAGCATTTGTTAATACTTCAAATTCAAGACTTTGTTTTTTTACTTCTGGGAATAACTCCTCACCCATCATTGCTGGGAATTTTCTTTCTTTTAAATAATTTAATACTTCTTTTTGATTAAATAATTCTAATACACTTTTTGGCATAATTAATACACTCTCCTTATTCATTTTTTAAATTTAAAAAGATAGCCATTTTGCTATCTTTACGTTTGATTATCTAAATTTAATTCCTGTCATTGTAGCTTTGTCTTCTGAACTAACTTCTGCAGGAAGTCTTGCTTCTATAACATAACCTTCTACCATAACTGCTGCTGGTTGAGGTCCATGTGTTACATCAACATCGGCAAATATTAATCCAATTGCCTTTCCATCTTTTTTATACACAGTTCCTGCTTGAACTATTTTTTTACCTTTCTCATCTGCTTTTATTCCTGTATCATCTACTTGGTAAGTAAAATTTTGAAACTTAGCTGAAGCTAAGAAATTTTTTTCTTTTACACTTTCTTTTTCTACATACATAATTTTTACCTCCTAAAATTAATTAAAAAATTGGCTTTTTATTTCTTGGCTTTCACTCTTATTAGCCTCTTTAGCGAAATTAGCAGCCATACTAATATCACCATCATCATCTCCCTTATTTCCATCGGGATCAATTGGTTCATAACCACTTGCTTTTTTCTTTTCAAAGAAATGAGGTACTTGCTTTTTATAATTATCTGTTAATTCTTTTAACCCAATTAAGGATTTCTTATCATCAGATAATTTGATTTTATCTTTATCTTTATTTATTAATGCAATAAACGCTTCTCTTGTAAGATTGTCTTTTAGCACTTTGGCATCATCTAGACCTTTGTTTAATAAATCATTATAAATATATTCTTCATTTTCTTTCTTGGCATTATCCTCTATTTCTTTAATCTTTTTGTCGTATTCATCTTTTGAAATACTATTCTTTTGTAAATCTGCAATTGCTTTTTCCTTATCTTCTTTTTCTTTTGTAATAACTTTCTTGTCATTCTCTAATTGTGATTTTTCAGATTGTAAGGTTGTAATCTGAGTATTTAGTGCAGCAACCTCTGCACCATTTTTAGCCATAACAGATTCTATTTGTTCATCTGTTAGGCCCATAGCTTTTAGTTCTTCTCTTTTCATGAGTTCTCCTTTCAATTCAGGCATTCGTGTTTTTATACGGAGCAACGCCTCCGACCTGGTGTTGTTATCGAACAACTTACAAAATCGTAATATATAAAAAATAAGTATGTAAACATACATACCTACTTTTATAACTTTGTTATGGTTGTTTAAGAATCCATTTAATCTGCCACTATAATTACAGACACCAAAAAAAGACATATAAAACTATATGCCTTTAAAATAAAATCGCCTTATATCCAATCCTCGTTGGCCGGTTTTTTCCTTATTTTTCAATATTTTCAAGTATTTTTATATTTTTTACTTCATTTTCAAATATTGAATAAGTTTTATTATCTTTTTCATTTCTAATACTTATTTCTTCAACTTCTGGTTCATTATCATGTGCTGGTACATATCCTATAACTATTCCTTCATATTCATTGCCACTAAATGTTTCTAACTTAATTTTTTTATCTAATAATTCTTCTAAATTTTTACCTTTCATTTCAATTGCCACCTTTCCTATATGGAACAATGTGTGTTCCAGTTTTGCTATAATGTATTTTAAAACTATTAGTCTTTATTTCTTCGTTTTTATTTTTTACAACTCCTATTTGTTCTTTTACTGTTATTATTTCTTTTTTATTCCATTTGCCACTATCACTAAATTCTAATGTACCTTTTCCAGCATATTGATTAATTAGTTCTTGAGCTTTTTCTTTAGATATAGTTAAATAACTTTTTCCTTCTGTATAATTGTTACTACCTATTATATGTTTATCTTGCTTTCCTTGATTTATAGTTTTATTTACGTTGCTAATATATGTTTTTGCTCTTTCTTCTGTTGTTATTCCTAATGCATCAGAATATTGTGCTTTTAAATTTTTCCATTCATCAATATTATTATACTTCATTTCTTGGAATTTATCAAATGTTTTAGGAACTTCATCTCCTAATGTTTCTTTATATCTATTGTACTGTGCATAATCAGAAGATTTATTTTTATTCATTTTTATATCTGTTTCAAATGCTTTTTTAGTCGCGGGGTCAGAGTAAACATATTTTTCTAGCCACTCATTATATGTAATATTACTTGGTATATAATATGTTTTTCCATTTGTATTTCTTGCTGCTCTTTCTCCAAATTCAAATTCATCTTCAAAATATGGAGCAGTTGTTGTTCTACATCTAATATGATAAGGTGGCGCAGTAACACCTATTTTATAGTCCTTCATATCAAATATAGTACCATCTATTTCTCTACATTCTTCAGATGTTTTTGAATCTAATGTTGCTATATTAATATATCTTTGTACCCATAATTCTTCAAAACACTTTTTTCTAGAGTCACTTGCAAAAAATGCAGATTCAGTCATTACAAGCCTACCAGCTTTGCCTTTTGATACATTAAAATCTTTTGAGATTTTTTCTATTACTTCTTCTGCATCACCTCTTAATGATTTTTCTAAATCTTTTTGTAAAGTATCTAATAAAGCCTTTTTATTCTTCCATATTCTGTCTGAGAATGTTTGCTCATCGCTTGTCCATGGTCTAGATATAATCTTTTGAATAACATCAACATTTAATGCTGCAAATTTAAATGCTACATTTGATCCTTTCTGTAATTCATATGCTGTTTTATAATAGTTATCTTTGTATGATTCAATAATAAATTCATTTGTATTTTGTTGTTCATTATAATATAACTTTTCGATTTGTTGTTGGATTTGTATTTCTAAAGCCTCTAATCTTGAGATATGGACTTTTGCACTTGCATTTTCTAATTCTTTTTTCCAAATTAAATCTATACCATTTTCTTTTCCATATTTTATATATTCATCTATATCCCATTTTAATTCCTTTAATTCTTGAGTATTTAACCATTTTTTAGCTTCTTTCATAGTAATCTGATTATTTACTGCAAATCTTACTAACCAGTTATTTATTTCTTTTTTTACCGAACTTAATGTTCGTTCGTATGCTTCTTGTAATTCAGTAACATATTTGGCATCATTTAATAATTGTGCTTTTTCAAGTTCTTCAAATCGTTTTATCCAATATTCTGCATTGCTACTCATTATTTACCACCAACTTTTGCACCATCATTTTTATTATTGAGTTCTTTTATCATCTTATCATATTCAGATTCTTGTTTTTTTGTTTCTTCTTCTTGTTCTGTTTCTAGTTTTTCTTTTTCATCTTCTACATCATTAACATATGGATGTCTTGATAATATTGTGTCTCTGCTTAGTATTTCCATACTATTTACACAATTTTCTATTAATTCTTTTTCATTTACTGTCATTGTTTTATTAAATACAAATTCTATTTCTTTGTCTGTATAATCTTTACCAGTTGACATTTCAACCCAGTTATCATAGAAAAACATAAAATATTCTAAACTACTTTTAAATTCTGTTTCTATATTACTGCAGTCTAAATCCAAATCTGCATATAGTTGTTTTAAGGCTACACCAGACTCTTGTGTTCCAAATTTTTCACTTTGTGTATCAACTCCAGAACCACCCTCATAGATGTCTTTTCTCAATTGCTCTATAAAACTTTTAAATGCTTCAATATTTAAATTTATATCTTTTCTATCATAATCTCCATCTTCATCTAAAAATACAGTATTATATGTAGCAAGATTTTTTTGAAATGTACCAGCTTCTGCTTGATAATTTTTTACAACATTTACTCCATCTGGT